TTGCAGGTTCTTCTTCTGTACCGGCTCATGTAGAGATGATGGGCTTAATCGGTATGGGTAATAACCCAATGGTTGGTGCTACAGTAGCAGTTGCCGTTTCTGTTGAGGAAGCAGCCGAGGCTGGTAAGTTCTAAATAGACTTTACAAATTGAAAAGACGTTAAACCCAGGAAGTACCGTAATCACAGCGATTGCGGTACTTTTTTGGTACCCGGAAGTGGAAAAATGAAATTGGGTGTGAGATGATGTAAAAAGTGGTGAAAATGGGAAAGTAGGAAACCGGTAGGTAACAGGTAGGAAACACGGAGAAGGCAACACTTTTTCGGTTGCCTGCAGAATGCAGAAATACCGCAACCACGAGGGTTACGGTATCTTTTCCAGTTCAGCTCTGAGCCATTCTAAGTCACGGTCTGTATAAGCCGCCTCTGTTATGTCGGTGATTCTGTGACCGACAAGTTTTTTGATGGTGTATTCGTCAACCTCAGCCTTCTTTGCCATGGTGATGAATGTCATTCGAGGGTCGTGCGGTCGATGATCGTCTCTGAGTTTGAGAGCGGCGATCACTTTATCGAAACGGCCGGCATATTTGTCATAGGTGATTGTCATACAACCCTTCGGAGAGTCCGGGTCATTGAAGAGTCGGTGACTTCCGAGTTCAAGAGCATAGTCGTAGTTCTTCTTAACCAGGTCGAACACCTTCGGATGGATAGGTACCATACGGTGTCGCCCAGCCTGTGTTTTCATACCACCGACAATATAGCGTTCTTCAAGATGCACGTCCTCTAGTTCCAGTATGGCGAGTTCCTGCGGTCGCCATCCCATGTAGCACTGTATGAGAACCCAGTCCACGAACCGGATTTTGCCGACGTTTTCCCAAAGCGTCTGCATCTCTGAGTCCTGGAAGATGATGTGGCCACGTTTTGCTTCTTCCTTTTCTTTGATGATGTCGTCCGACAGTTCAAATGTGCGGGCGTAGTTCTTATCAACAAGCTCATATTCGAGCGCATAGTCCAGCATTAAATTAAACATAGACTTGATCCGGGATTTTGTGCCTGCAGACGCAAGCACCTTTTCACCCTTATTGGCTCCACGTGAAGGAATGATGTAGCCATCTTCCATTATGCCCTTGATGTGGCGGGCACGCAGGTCCCTAACACGCATCCCGGCAATGGCGTGGCAATAACTCCACGCTGACTTGATGGTACGGCAGGATGATTCACTTTCCAGGGTAGGGAAGTAAGCTGCAGTCCATTTGTCGTAGAGTTCCGCCAGGGTCATAGCGGCATTTTGTATATCGTAAGGATTAGCTCCATACTCAGCGAGTGCCTGCAGAGCTTCCTTCTTAGTCTTGAATGTTCCAAGAGGAACACGGTTCTGTACGGTCTTTCCGGTCTGTTCGTCCGTGATCCAGCCGAGAGTAACACGGGCCAGGTAAGGCTTACGACGGTTTCCGGAAAGTTTTGTCACGCTGCCGTAGCCGTTAGGTAGTTTCATTTGACAACCTTACTGATTCCACAGCCGCAGGCAGACCGGTGAAATCCGTTTTTGTTGGTTCAAGTTTGAGGAGGGAAGAGAGCGTGATTGTTTTCTGCTCCGGCACCTTCTCGTTAAGAACCGAGGTAGGCAGAACATAAAAGTCCCAGTAGTCGAGATCAAGAATTGAAACGTCACGTGTACGAGCGGTAAAGACGCAGAACACATAAAAATCACTGTTACGCATAGCCATAGAGGCGTAGGTAGCTCCATCCCAGGCAAATTTCTTTGCAATGTCGAAGCTAATCTGTGAGAACACATCTTCCGCAGTCCACGCCTGCAGATAGGCAGACGACTTGACCTCGATCCGGAGACCGGAAGGAGAAGTAAGGTCGAACGGTAGCCAGTCGGCACGTGCGACATCTTTTGTTTCCAGGGCAGAGTGTACGAGAAATTCAGCAAGCACTCCACGGTGGGTATTGTTGAGCAGATCAGAATACGCCCAACGCCAAAAATCCTGCAGCATGATAGAAGTATCGGAACCGTGCAGGGTAAAAGGTTCATTGCCGTTTAGTTGTTCCATGGTTTCCTCCGTATCTTTCCAGGAGCGTCCATAGGACACGCTTATCGTCGCTGGAAGCGACGGAATACAAGGACACGAGCATTTTATCGTCCGGGACATTATGCAGTCCAAGAAGGTAATCTACGGACACATCGAGGGCATCGGCTAGTAGAATGACATTATCGACGGTCGGTGTTCGCAGTCCGTTGAGGTAGCGTGAGATTGTAGCGGCAGTCACACCGGAAAGAGCGGCAAGGTCGTTACCGTTCAAGTGGTGTTCCTGCATACAATGCGAAAGACGCTCTGAGAATTTGTTAATATCCATAGGCGTAACCGGAGATACCGGTACCACGTATGGAACAGTCTAAAAGTTTCTTGCACTCAGAGTCCGCAAGCGGACCGTATGAGTGAACCAATCCGAACAACTGCAGGTCAGTGAGCATAAGCCGGTGCTGCAGGTGCCGGATCTTCGCTACGACACCATAGGAGCGATTCCTGGTGCCGTGATTGCAACTGTCACAAAAAGAGGAGAGATAAAGAAGCAATGCAGCGGCATCGTTCCCGGACCTCTCCTCATTGCGTGCCAGCTCAAAGTATTTGTTATTCATAGGCACATCTCCTCAGTACCGGCCGTAAAGTCGGTACCATTCTAAACTGATAATCTTTTTTCTTTGTCGAGGTATTTCTGAGACTCTGTATAGGCTTTCAGAAATCCCTTGAGTTCCCCGATAAACTCAAATTGTTTGTTCTGTGGCAATGCCCGGTATAGTTCGAGAAGTTCGTCCTCTTCTGCAGTGGTGAGCTTGCGGGCAGGAGCCTCTTCGCCGGTCAATAGGTAATGAACTGACACGCCCAGGAAGTCTGCAATCGGCTTGATGTATTTTGCTGGCGGGTCGCTATTGCGAGTTTTCCAGGTAGACATCGTTGATGTCCGAATGCCGAGGCGGTCGCACAGATCAGTAGCCTTTTTGTCCGTTTTTTCAAGGGTTTCAGTGATTCTTTCGATGATTTCCATAGGCAACCTCCGTGGTAAAAATAATACGCAAATAAGAGTAAAAACATTTACAAACTCGCAGATACGTGCTATAATAAATATATGAAATACAAAATAACTCAAAGTTGCGAGCCGAGAGATTGTACTTGTATTTCGTGCGTCTGTTTGCGAGTTTGTAAAGAGGTTTACTTACATTATAGCACGCAAATCAGAAAAGATAAATAGTTTTTACACAAATGCGAGAAAGGAGTGAAACGCAAGCATGAAGCAGGAAACATCACAGTGGGGCAAAGCTGTTAAAAAAGCAGTAATCGACCACGATATGACATTGAAGCAGCTGGCCGAAAAAATCGGTTACAGCAATGCTACTGTTTCCCAGGTAGTCAACGGCAGATATTCCAATTCGAGTTACAAGGTAATCGCTGAGAAGATCAACGAAGTGCTTGGAACGGAAGGACTGCCGGAGAGAACCGAAACACCGTCCGATGAATGGTGTCAGACAGTGAAGGTGGAACTGGTAAAACAGAGCATGACCGTCAATGAGCTGGCGAAGCAGCTGGATGTCTCCAGGGATCGGCTGTCACTGGTAATTAACGGCAAGATGATGAACGAAGCAATCGTAAGCGGGGTGAATAACCTGCTAGGAATCAACCTGGTCGCTGTTCCAGCTGATAAGTAAATTATAGCGGAAGGGTAGGTAACAAGAAATGGGAAGAGGCCCTACAAACGAGAACACAAATATGTATTTCCAGGCCAGGAAAAAGGCGGCAACGTACAACGAGAGGCTATGGAGCCGCGAAGGAGCTGCAGAACTGTTGGGAATATCGGTTTCAACATTGGCAGATTACGAGCTTGGCAATACGAAGGTTGTCCCAGTGGACAAGGTGGTGCTTATGGCTGACCTCTACAACGCCCCGGAATTGATTACTGGGTACTGTATGCGAGAATGCCCGGTACACGGATTCCTACCACTGGCAACCGAAGAGAAAAGTTTAGAAGGAATTGCATTAAGGCTTTTGCAGAACTTCAATGAGGATTCATTGAAGAATATGCGGGACAGTCTGATCGAGATAACTGCAGATGGAAAAATCACAAAGGATGAATTACCAGCCTTGGAAAAAATCATCGGACAGCTCGAAAAGATGGCAGAGGTAATAAGCGAAATGAAAATTGCCGGAGAGAAGTATTTGAACGGCAAGTAAGCCGGAGTAACGCCGGAAAGGAGTTCAGAATTGAAGAAAGCAAGTAAGCGAAGAATATTGTTTGCGGCAAGAATGGCAACGATGGTCGGAGCTGCCTGTTTTGCAGTAAGTGGCATTTCAGAAACGCTCGGGCAGGAGAAAGAAAAAAGCCGGCCGGTCTACATAGCCACGGAGGAAGTGGCAGAGACGACGTATATGCCGGAGATCGAAGAGACAACACAGCCAACGGAGACAGCAAAGGCAGTTGAGACAGAAGAACCGTTGATTGCAAGCATGGATTGGGACAAGGACGATTCTTACCTGCTATGCAAGATAGCAATGGCCGAAGCTGAGAGCGAAGGCGTGAAAGGAAAGGCGCTGGTTATGCTGGTAGTCCTCAACAGAGTTTGGAGCAATGAGTTCCCGGACACAATCGAGGAAGTCATTTTTCAGAAGAACCAGTTCAGTCCAGTAGCAAACGGAAGATACGACGCAGTAGAGCCGGACGAGGAGTGCTACGAAGCATTGAAGCTGATCCAGGTAGATCATTGGAACGAAAGCCAGGATGCTTTGTATTTTGAGAGCAAGAGCGACAGTAAGTGGCACAGCGAGAATTTGGAATTTCTTTTCAAGTACGGCAAGCACTACTTCTATAAGTGAAAGGAACAGGCGGTATGAGAAGATTTAGAAAGAAAGTCAGAAGATTTGTGAGACTGTATTGGTTTTGGGTAAGCCTGGGACTGGTTCTCACAAAAGTATCGGTTGAAGCAGCGTACATCGAGAGAGGATATAAAGCCTACGGCGGTGAGTGGCTGGTTTTACCAGTGGTGATGATCGTCGGATATTTTGTAAATGAAGCGAGAATGTATCTGCCGGACTTCATCGAAGAATGGAGAGAGGAGAAAGCCTATGAGCGAAGAGTTGCAGAAAATCGTAGACGAGTACAGAGAGAAAGAAATTCACATCTCAGATGAAGAGGCTGAGCAAATCTTATGGTTGTGCAACAGGAAGATGGATATAAGCAAGATTGAGAACAGAGAGGAATACCTGCCGTTGTTATTCAAGGACGAGGTTAAGAACTATCTGTTCAGATGCTCGGTAAACGCTACGACGTTTTTGAGAAGATTGGAGGCAGAAGGAATATGTGTGCAGAATGCGGTATGAACCCATGCCATCCAAGATGCCCGAACGCACGGGAACCGGTACCAGTTCACGAATGTGTGAAATGCGGGTATGGAATCCTGGTAGGAGATAAGTTTTGGGACTCTCCGGAAGGAAAGATTTGTGAAGAATGCGTGGATGATATGAGCGCAGAAGAAATATTAAAGTTGTGTGGCGAAAGTCTCACGGAAGCAGAAAAGGAGGAAAGGTAGTATGGCAGAACAGAATGCAGTGGCAACACAGCAGGGAACGCAGTTAAGTGTAGCAGCGCAGGTTAAGAGCATGATTTCCCAGGATGCAGTAAAGAAGAAATTTACGGAAGTCTTAGGACAGAAAGCACCGCAGTTTTTGGCATCCATTACGAACGTGGTGGCTGGATCAGCACAGTTAAAGAAATGCCCGGCAACAACGATCATGAGTGCGGCGTTTGTGGCAGCAACCTACGATTTGCCGATTGACAGTAATTTAGGGTTTGCGGCAATTGTGCCTTACAACAACAATAAGTACAACCAGCAGACGAGACAGTGGGAGAAACATCCGGAAGCACAGTTTCAGATGATGTACAAGGGATTTATCCAGCTGGCAATCCGCTCCGGATATTATGAAAAAATGAACTGCTCGGTCGTCTACAAGGACGAGCTGGTTTCATACAACCCGATTACCGGAGAGGTTGAATTTGTGACGGACTTCTCGAAGTGTACGCAAAGAGCCGAAGGAAAATCGGAGAACATTGCTGGTTACTATGCCTGGTTTAAGTTATTGACCGGTTTCAGAAAAGAGCTATTTATGACAACGGCAGAGGTTGAGAACCATGCCCGCAAGTATTCGACAGCGTACAGATATGACCTGGAAAATAACAAGAAGGGCAGTAAGTGGACGACAGATTTTGAGGCAATGGCGTTAAAGACGGTTATCAAGATGCTACTCAGCAAGTGGGGTATTTTGTCAGTGGATATGCAGAGAGCAATCCAGGACGATCAGAAGGTTTACGACGAGGATGGCGAAGGAAGTTACGGTGACAACCAGCCGGACATTGTAGAAGCACAGGACCCGTTCGGTAATATCGAGCAGAAAGAAGAGGAACAGCAGATCGGCGGCTTAGATTTGGAAGAGGTTGAATAGGAGGAAGAAAAATGCAGCTGACATCAGAAAATTATTATAGCCAGGAGGCTAACCGGGAATACATGAGCGTATCGGGGTATAAGGATTTTGCCGGAACCTACGGCAAGTTGCCCTGTGAGTTTCACGCAATGGAAAAGCTCAACGGGAATTGGGAAGATGAAAAGACTACGGCGCTGCTGGTAGGAAGTTATGTAGATAGCTATTTTGAGGGAAGCCTGGAACAGTTCAAAAAGGACAATAAAGAAATCTTCACTCAGAAGGGCGATTTGAAGTCGGACTATAAGCAGGCAGAAAACATCATCGCACGAATCGAGAGAGACAAATACTTCATGAAGTATATGAGCGGTCAGAAGCAGGTCATTATGACAGGAGAGCTGTTCGGGACAAAGTGGAAGATTAAGATGGACTCATACATTCCGGGAGTGGCTATCGTTGATTTGAAGGTTATGGCATCTATAACGAAACTGGAATGGGTAAAGGATATTGGCTACCTTGATTTTGTTCGCTACTGGGGTTACGACATCCAGGGTGCGGTCTACCAGGAAATCGTGAGACAGAATGCCGGCGAGAAATTACCGTTTTTTATTGCGGGAGCAACAAAAGAAAAGCCTGAGCCGGACATCCGCATTATACACGTAACTGACAACTATCTGCAGGAGGCATTGCACATGGTAGAGATGAATATGCCGAGAATCCTCAGAGTTAAGAATGGAGAGGTTGAGCCGGACAGATGCGAATTGTGCGATTGCTGCAGACACAACAGAGTGTTAAAGAAGCCGATCTCGATTATGGACTTGACAGCAGGCATTTAAGGAGATAGGCGGTGACTGAATGGCAGACAACAGAAAATATTACTACCTAAAGCTGAAAGAGGACTTTTTCAACACGGACGAGATGAAGATTTTGGAGAGTATGAAGGATGGATATTTATACAGCAATATCCTGCTGAAACTCTATCTGAAAAGCCTGAGCAATTCCGGCAGGTTGATGTATAGAAATGTGATTCCGTACACGCCGGAAATCCTGGCAACTTTGACAGGGCACCAGGTAGGCACCGTCGAGAAAGCATTGGATGTATTCAAGAAGCTGGATTTAATCGAGATGCTCGATAACGGAGCAATTTACATGATGGATATTCAGAACTTCATCGGCCAGTCGTCCAGTGAGGCTGACAGGCAGAGAGAATATTACAACCGTATGAAGGCTGAGAAGGAAGCACTGGCAGGAGAAAGCACAGAAACGCCGGAACTTCCGGAGCCGAAAGAACCGGTACCGCCTGCAGAACAGAAGTCAAATAAGGCGATTGGTAATTACACCACGGATTTCGAGGAACTGTGGGAGGCATACCCGAGGAAGGTTGATAAAGGGCAGGCATACAAGAAGTATAAGGCCCGCCTGGAAGATGGCTTCTCCCACGAGCAGTTGTATGAAGCGGTAAAGAACTATGCGGCACAGTGTAAGAAGCAGAGAACAGAGACAATGTACATAAAGCATGGCAAGACATTCTTAGGAGAGTCAACGCCGTTCCTGGACTATCTGCCAAAGGACAAGCCGACACAGAGCGAAGCAGAGTACGACGACAACGAGAATCCGTTCGGAAGGAGTGAGTGACGATGAATTTGGATTTGCAGAAGGTTTTACCTGCAGAAGCATTCGAGACAGAGCAGAATGAGGGCGACTACATCGGCAAAGACGGACTGCTTTACTGCGGAGTCTGCAGAACCAAAAAGCAGACCAGGTTGCCAGCGTCGGATTTTACCGGCGGCAGGGAGATAATTGTTCCATGTATCTGTAAGTGCAAGGTTGAGGAGAACAAACGCAAGGAAGAGGAAGAAAAGAAGAGACAGGAAATGCAGCGTTTGGAAAGATTGAAAGCCAGCAGCCTTATGGACGCCAAGCTGAAAGCAGCAAGGCTGGACGGATACCAGGTGGACGGAGACAATCAGAAAATCTATAACCTCGCAGGCAATTACGTGAAAAGGTTTGATGAAATGTACGAGAAACGCCAAGGGTTGTTGTTTTGGGGGACGGTCGGAACCGGGAAGAGTTACACGGCCGCCTGCATTGCGAATGAGTTGCTGAATCAGATGATCCCGGTGGTTATGACATCATTCGTGAAGGTACTGCAGAACATCCAGGGCAACCCCGACGAGGAAGAAAGAATAATGGCGGGACTGAATGCGGCAAAGCTGTTGATTATCGACGACTTGGGAGCAGAGAGAAGTACCGATTATGCGTTAGAGAAGCCTGCATACTGCAGGAAACGCTGGTATATGGCGGGCGGCAATATTCTTTACACATCGGACAGCAGATTCAAACAGATTACCGGGATCAGCTACCCGATAGCGATTCACGACAGATACGAAGGGAGGTAGGAGATATGGTAATTGTCGGGTATTATGCACATGGCAATAAGCATTATGTGGCTTTCAAGGATGAAGCAGATACGAAAGGCAGATTTATGATTACGGACGGATTCCACGACAGACCGGTTACGGAAAGAAACCAGGGAAAGTATGAAGGGTACGTGAAAATCGACAAAGCAGAGTGCAATATCAAGAAGATTATCGGTCGTATTCGTGGTACAAGACCGTGGCATCCGCTTCTGAGATTACTGCAGAAGGAAGCGGGGTAATTTTTTACCCTGGAAATTCGCAAATGTGAGTGTTAGGAAAAAAGAAATTCGCAATAGTAGAACGCATGAGAATTAAATGGAGGTAGAGAAGATGAATGAAATCAGATTAAAGGCTTACGGATTTAGCATGGAGGCAGTAGGCAGTAAAAAGTTTATCGCACAGGAACGAGAGGCATTCTTGGATTTTACAGAAGAAAAGGTATCAAAAGCAGCAATGAAGTTATCCGGGAATGACGCTCGGGCAGAGGTTCATTCACAGGAAGTAAGAAACAGGGAAAACGCCGAACATGGCGAAGATTTGGTAACAATGACACATAAGACAACGCAGCCTATTTCGTTAGAATGGATACAGGAGGTTGTAAGACTTGGGCGTGCCAGGGATTATTTTTCAGAGGGCGACACGATCGATATTGAATTTGACGGAGAAGTTATCCAGCATGACATCATCGGAATTGACGCAGAGAAACTTGTAGACAAGAGCCTTGAACACAGTATCACAATTCAGATGCACGACCTTGTGATGGAGGAAAGGCCGTTCGATACAACAGGCGATTATGGCAGTAATGTGTGGGAGACATCAGAATTGAGAAAGTACCTGCAGAGTGAAGAATTTCGTGAGAGATACAAAAAGCTCGTTCCTTACCTAACAAAGGTAGTGAAAGAGAATAACAGCGGAGATGATACAGAAGATCTGTTTTTCTTACTGTCGGCGGACGAAGTAGACCCAAAGAAAACGCCGTATAAGTATTACGAAGATGTTACTAACCGACAGAAGAAAAATGCAGACGGAGAAACAGATTATCACCGCTTGCGCTCGGCTGGTCGTGGCTATTCGTGCAATACGTGGTACGTGGACTCTAGCGGCTACGTCTACGGCAGCGGCTACGCGCTCTGGGCCCTTCGCTGCGCCCCGGCTTGTACCATTGCATAATCATATAATCCCGGCACCCGCGGATGCCGGGAAGAAAAAGGAGAGAAAAGAACATGGCAGAAATACAGAATATCAGCATTGAACTTGTAAAGGTCCACCCAAACAATGTGAGAAAAACGTATAACGATATTGAGGAACTTGCGGAGAGCATCAAAGCGAAGGGAATACTTCAAAATTTAACTGTTGTGCCCGACCCACAGGAACCTGGAAAGTATTTGACCGTAATCGGAAACAGAAGATTGACAGCAGCACGCATGGCGGGACTTGAAACTGTTCCCTGCATTGTTTCGGATATGGACGAAAAAGAGCAGACATCTGTAATGCTTTTGGAGAATATACAGAGAAGCGATCTGACCGTATATGAACAGGCACAGGGATTTCAGATGATGCTTGACCTGGGAGAAACAGAGGACACAATCGCTGAAAAGACCGGCTTTAGCAAGAAAACAGTCAGACATCGTTTGAATATCGCAAAGCTGGATTCCAAGACGCTGATGGAGAAAGAGAGACAGGATGGATACCAGCTGTCGCTTACGGATTTGTACGAACTGGAAAAGATCAAGGACGTAAAGACAAGGGACAAGATTTTGAAGGATTCCACAGATTCGAGAGATTTGGCAAGAAGAGCAATCAATGCTCAGAAGGAGCAGAAACGCCAGGAAAACATGAAGTTGTACGTGGCAATGATGAAGAAACTGGGATTAAAGAAAGCTCCGAAGGAAGCGGACAGTGAGTTTTACACAGATAAGTGGGAACGCATGAAGGACTACAGCCTCGACAAGGAGCCGCCTAAGACGATGAAGTTCGAGGATAATGGTGAGCCGATGTTTTACCTGGAAAGATATGGGACATTGTACGTGATCCGCAAGAAAAAGAAGGAAAAGAAGGCACTTACACCGGCACAGGAAGCGGAAAGACAGAATAAGCGCAACAAGAAGCAGATTAAGGCAATTCTTAAAGAAGCAGCCAACACGAGAAAGGCGTTCATCGAAGGTATTTTATCCGGCAGAATTAAGAAGGTTACGAACGAAGAAAAGGTTGTTGCAGAACTTTTCGAGCAGATGATGAGTTGGGAGACATTCACAGGTCATAACACATTGAAGGAGTTTTTCTTGGGAGACAAGTGCTACAACGCTCAGAAAGAAGATGTAGAAGCCGCAGAGAAGAAAATGGAAGGACTCAGCGTACTTCACAAACTGCTTTGTATGGTATCGGCAATGGTTGCGGATGCAGACCTGGTAGATTGGAATTACACATACAGCACCGGGAAAGGTGAGAAGACAAAAGCATTTTATAAGGTCCTAGAATTATACGGTTTCCAGTACCCAAACGATGAAGAGAAGGGCGTGGTTGAAGGAACCAGTGATTTATATGTAAAGAAAGAAGGTGCAAAGTAGTATGAAGAGAGGACAGATTTACTATGTCAGAAGCAATTACAGAGAAGAAGGAAGTGAGCAGCGGGGGGGGGCGCCCAGCAGTTATAGTATCAAACGATAAGAATAATGCAAAAAGCAACACGGTCGAAGTGGTATATATGACGACTAAACCAAAGACTGACCTTCCGACCCATGTATATATTGAGTCAGCACTTAGACCGTCAACGCTCCTGTGTGAGCAGATTTCCACAGTTTCGGAGGAAAGAATAGGAGAATGGATTGGAGAACTGACAGACGATGAAGTGAAAGAGTTGGATGTCGCATTGGCAATTTCACTTGGAATGAAGTGCAGGCCGGGGCAGGCGGACGCAGATACATTGGAGCGTTTAAACAATCTGCAGATGGAACTGGAAAGAACCAAGGCAGAACTGAAAGAAGCGAAGAGCGGACCGGACTATAAGATGATGTACGATCAGCTGATAGAGAAGATGTTGAGCAGGAGGTAGAGAATGCAGAACAGACCCGAAGTAACGGCAATGCTGTCGCTGTCAATCCAGCGACACATCTGCCCAAACAGTGATCCGAGAATTTACTGGGCCAGGGAAGTGACATTTGATTATGCCACCACAAATGCGGTGCGTGTGGATTTTATGAAGTTTAAGCCGGTAAACAATACGGTGTCCGGTATCGAGAAGGGAGATTTCTACTGCTACGAGGTTAAGTCCTCGGTAGATGATTTCCATTCAAAGAACGGTCACAACTTCCTGGGCGACTACAACTACTACGTGATGCCGGAAGAGGTGTACGAGCAGGTAAAGAAAGAAATTCCGTACCAGGTTGGTGTATATGTTCCGGATGGAATGAATTACCGGGGCGAGTGGTATGATCTCAAAGCAATTAAGAAAGCAAAGAGGAAAGACAGGAGCAGACCGGTATCAGAAATGCTGTTGATGATGTTCCGGTCTGCAGCAAGAGACAGGAGGTAATTAGAAAATGAGGACAGGAATCGTAGAGGTTGAAATACCATATTCGTGCAGGACTTGCGGATATTGCGTGGCGGTACATGATACTGACGAGAAAATCTGCATGTTGTTAAAACCGACTGGAAAGTATTGCGGAGTGACGACGGCGTATAAAAATAAGGTGACTGCTGAAATATGCCCGATAGTCAAATGATAGGTGGTGACAGGATTGAAGCTAAGAAGATGCAATAAATACATGTTTCGGACCGTGAAGTGTAGCAAATACATGAGAAAAGTGAATGATGGAAAGTGCATAACACTTCTGACGGGGGATAAAACGGAAAGCGGAATGCCTGCATATTTCTACACAGATTATTCGGAAGAAAAAGAGAAAGACAGATTTAGGGAAGTTCCGTCAGAGGACTGGGGTGGCGGAGGTTTTATGAAAACATATTACGAACCGTCGATAAAGGAGTTTGTTGGAATTGTTATAGGCATGAAAATGATTACAGTAAAAGCAGAATTGTTTTGCGACACAAACTATGGGTATGATGGCTCTGAAAGGGACTACATAGGAAGAGATGTGAAAGAGCAAATGAAAGTTGCTGTAGTAGCCTATGGATGCAACAAAACAAGGCTTGTACCGATGGATAGCTTTGAGATAATCAAAGGTGAAAAGGAGGGCGATGAATGCTGATATTACCGATCAAAAAGAAGTGGTTTGATATGATCGTCTCCGGAGAAAAGAAAGAGGAGTACAGAGAAATCAAGCCATATTACGACAGCAGATTTATGAATGCGTTCGGGTTCCTGCTGGCAGGCGGACAGATGGTATATGGAGAGGCAGCGCCGGAAGAAATCCGGAAGCCGTGGCCGGTACCAGTAGTATTCAGAAATGGATACTCGAAGGACTCTCCGGAAATTGCTTGCAAATGCACTTTGCAATTTGGCGAAGGTAAGCCGGAATGGGGAGCTGAGCCAGGAAAAATGTATTATGTGCTGAAAATCCAGGAGACAGGAGGTAAGCAGGATGGAAGCAGAAACGACATATAGAATAACGGTAAGCGAGAAAGACACAGAGGTTCTTGGCGAGTTGATAGCTATTTTGGATGGTTGCCCGGTTGAATTATCAAATGATGATTACGTGGAAATTATCAGAGCAATCGGTACTGGCAGCAAGAATGTGGAAGCGGAAGCAATCGAACTCTCGTTTACAGAAGGGAGCGAAGAATGAGTGCGTTTAATATGGGTGAAAAGCTCTGCAAAGAATATGGCTGTTTATGCGCTACGTGCGAGCATAGATATACATCGTTTAAGAAGTGTGAAACCAGTTGCCTTTGCTGCGACCCGGATATGCCGCTCGATTCATTCGAGTACGATACGGAGGCATACGGAGGAATATCAAAATGCGCGAGTTATTCCAGGAAGAAGGAGGCAAAGTAGATGAACAAGGTAATTTTAATGGGTCGCCTTACACGTGATCCGGAGGTTAGATATTCCCAGGGAGAGCAGGCTATGGCAGTAGCGAGATACACCCTGGCAGTTGACAGAAGAGGAAAAAACCAGGAAAACTCAGCAGACTTCATCCAGTGCGTTGCATTCGGCAAGGCGGGAGAGTTCGCTGAGAGATACCTGCATAAAGGGACAAAGATTGTGCTGACAGGCAGAATACAGACTGGAAGCTACACGAATAAAGAAGGCCAGCGTGTATATACGACAGACGTTATAGCAGAGGACCAGGAATTTGCCGAGAGCAAAAACACCGAGGGCGGTGGTACATATAGCAATCAGCCAGCACCGGCACCACAGCAGAATGACGGTGGATTTATGAGCGTGGACGAGGACAGTGAATTGCCGTTCACATAATAGGAGGTATAGACGCAATGCAGGACAATATGAGCCAGGAAGATGTTGGGAAGGTAGAGGCATTCATACAAAACGAAGAACTATGTGATTTTTGCACACTTAGCGAAGAATGTCCGAAAGGAATGAGGTGCTATGGCGGAGAACCGATAGAACCAGCCTGCACGGATTTAAGCGATCATTTTGTAGAGATGTGCATAGATAAAGAAGCAATATTAGAGTACCTGGAAGGATTGGAGGAATGATTGTGAAACAGTACACATTGAATCGTAAGACGTACAAGGACGTAAAGAAAATGGATCATCAGCAGATGGACCAGTTCTGTCAGAATTTATACAAGGCAGGCCATGCAGACGGAATGAAGGATGCGGAAGGATTGACAGAGAGTGAGGTTCGAGATGTGATCTTGGGCGTAAAAGGAATTGGGCCAAAGAAAGCAGAGGACATCGTGAAAGCTCTGACGGAAGCGCAGAAAGAAAGGAGTTAATTGACAAATGGATAAGAGTAAGGTATATTTGGAAGTACCGGAGTTCACTGGCGAAAATGTTCCGGTAGCGGTTGCAGCAAGAGTGATGAAGAAAGACCAGCAGTTTATACGCCAGGGCATTATCCTTGGATTTCTGAAATTCGGAGTTGCTTTCAAGAAGGAAGGGAGCAGCCAGTACGATTACTACATTTCCCCGATGAAGTTTTGGGAAGAGACAGGCTTTGTGTATGCCGGAGAGGAATGCTAAATAAGCCGTGAGAAGTGCTGAATAGGTATAAAAATTGATGAATAGGAAACACGCAGGTAACAAAAACGCCGATGCGTGCGATAAATAGGCGATTCACTGTTTCTGTTGAGGAAGCTGCTAAGGCTGGTAAGTTCTAAGAAAACCGCATAAATACTGACTTTTTGAGGGCTTAGTTCGTTTTGACAAGCCCTCAATTTTTGTATATAATACAC